CTTACCGGCTTCTCTGCACCGCGACCGCAGCCCCGAACGACTACATCGAACTCGGTACCTCCTCGGAGGCGCTCGGCTACCTCGGCCACATGGACATGCTCGCCCGGTTCTTCACGAACCGCGACAAGAACAGCAACACGAAGGGGCGCCGCTATCGCTGGTCGAAGCAGGGATCGTTCGGGAACCCGGAGTGGCGATTCAAGGGGCACGCGGAGGACGCCTTCTGGCGCTGGGTCGCGTCCTGGGCGCGGGCGATGCGGAAGCCGTCCGACCTTGGCTTCGACGACGACAGGTTCCAGCTGCCGCCGCTCGACCTTCACCAGCACATCGTCGTCGCGAGAACCCACCGCGAGGACACCCTCTTCGACCTGCCCGCACTCGGGCTTCAGGAAGAGCGCGCCGAGCAGCGCCGCACGATCACCGAGCGGTGTGAGAAGGTCGCCGAGCTGCTCGCCGACGCGAACCCGGGCATCGCCTGGTGCCAACTCAACGACGAAGGCGACCTCCTGACCCGGCTGATCGACGGTGCCGTCCAGATCTCCGGAAGCGACGACCCGGACGCGAAGGAGGAGAAGCTCGCGGCTTTCAGTCGCGGCGAGATCCGCGTCCTCGTTACGAAGCCTGTCATCGGCGCGTGGGGGCTGAACTGGCAGCACTGCAATCGGATGACGTTCTTCCCCTCTCACAGCTACGAGCAGTACTACCAGGCCGTCCGACGCTCCTGGCGGTTCGGGCAGACGCGGCCCGTCCGGGTCGACATCGTGACGACCGAAGGCGGAGCGCGGGCGCTTGAGAACCTCCAGCGGAAGTCCCACCAGGCCGACGTGATGTTCGAGAGCCTCGTCTCCCACATGGTCGACGCACTCGCGATCGACCGCGACTACCAGTTCACCCGAACAGCGGAGGTTCCCTCGTGGGCGCAGTAATCGACCAGCAGGTCACCGACCGGTACGCGGTCTACAACGGCGACTGCATGGAGGTAATGCCGCAGTTCCCGGACGGGTCGATTCACTTGTCGGTCTACTCGCCCCCGTTCGCCGGTCTCTACCACTACACGTCGTCGGAGCGCGACCTCTCGAACAATGCCAGCTACGACGAATTCTTCGCCCACTACCGATTCGTCGTCGAGGAGATTCATCGGTTGACGATGCCCGGCCGCGTTACCGCCGTTCACTGCATGGACGTGCCGACCGGCAACTCCGGCGGCGACGCCCTGCTCGACTTCCCCGGCGACATCATCCGGCTTCACCGCGGCCTCGGCTTCGAGTACGTCGCTCGCTACCACGTCTGGAAGGAGCCGCTGACGGTGCGGAACCGGACGATGAAGAAAGACCTGGCGCATCGCACGCTCGTCGAGGACTCGACCCGCTGCTCCGTCGCCTCCGCTGACTACCTGCTCGTCTTCCGCCGGAAGGGAGAGAACCCGGTGCCGGTCGTTCACCCCGACGGGCTGATGGAGTACGCCGGCGCGCGGCCGATCCCCGAGGACCTTCTCCGCTACCGCGGCTGGGACGGCAACCAGCGCGAGAACCGGTTCTCCCACTGGATCTGGCGACAGTACGCATCCGCGTTCTGGGACGACGTGCGTCTCGACCGGGTGCTCCCGTTCAAGGAGGCGCGCGACGAGGAGGACGAGCGGCACGTCCACCCGCTTCAGTTGGATGTCATCGACCGCTGCCTCGTCCTCTGGTCGAATCCGGACGAGCGAGTCCTCACCCCGTTCATGGGGGTCGGCTCCGAGGTCTACGCGGCCGTCCGGGCCGGACGACGCGGCATCGGCGTCGAGCTGAAGCCGTCCTACTATCGGCAGGCCGTCAGCAACGTGAAGGCCGCGGCCACCGACGACCGGGGTCAGCTCGCGCTCCTGACGGAGCCCGCGATCGAGATGATCGGGGGATGGGACGACGCCGACGCCGAGACCGAAGACGAGGACGCGACGGCCGTCCTCCCGAAGTAGGGATCGCGCGTGCGCTACCTCATCATCGGAGACCTGCATGGCAACTGGCGGATGCTCGACGCGCTCATCGACAAGGCCGGGGTCGCCCGCACCCAGGACGGGCGGGAGGCCGACGGCGACTTCGTCGTCCAGCTGGGCGACCTGATCAACGCGGTCGCTTCCTCGCTCGATGACGACCGGACGATCCTCGCCCGCGCACGCAAGCTGATCGACGTCGTCCTCGTCGGCAACCACGAGCACCCGTACTTCGGCGGGCCGCGCTTCTCCGGCTTCTGGGACGACCCGGAACTCGGTCGGGCGGTGCTCGCGGCGGCCTGGCAGCCGTCGTTCCTGATCCGGGACGTCCTGTTGACTCACGCGGGCGTTACGCCCGAGATCGCCGCGAGTCCGCAGGCGACTGCGCGGGAGATTCACGACTCGCTCGTCGCGACCTGGGGGACGAACCGGACCGCCGCATGCTTCTCCCAGATCGGCCGCGCCCGCTCCCGCTGGTCGCTCAGCGAGTTCGGCGGGATCCTCTGGTCGGACGCTGCGGAGCCGCGCGCCCCGTTCCGACAGGTCCATGGCCACACCCCCGACCGGGACGGTCCCCGCCTCCCCGCCGACCCGCACGGCTGGACGGGGTCGATCAACCTCGACGTCGGGATGGCGAGGGGCGCGACCCGCGGCGTCGCCCTCTGGGTCGAGCAGGACGGCAGTCTCGGCCGGCTCGTTGAGGTCGAACTCGATCCGGAGGAGTCGTGCGCTACCTGATCGTCACCACCGCCGGCTCGGTCGCCGCTGCCGGATGGCTGTTCGGTCTCGGCACCGCCATCGCGACGTTCTACGCTTGTGGCCTCGCCGTCGCGATCAGCAGCCGGAGCAGACGATGACGGGCGACACCGTCTTCGTCTGCGCCGACTGCGGCGCAATCCTCAAGCCGGTCACCCGCGAGTGGCTCGACGGCAAGCCGGTCACGGTCGACTGGGTTTGCCCCGGCTGCGCCGATCCGAAGGCGACGTTCTGGGACGGCGGCCAGATCGACCTCGACGCCGCACTCGCTGCCTACGACCCCGGTGCGGGAATCGACCCGCTCCTCTGGCCGTGAGCGCGCCCGAGTGGGACGACGGCCTCTGGGACGACTTCGTCGACGAGGTCGGCCCGCTCCGGCTCCCCGCCCAGTTCTGCCCCGTTGAGCCGACCGCGAAGCAGGAGCTCTTCCTTATCCAGGACGCGCTTGAGGTATTTTTCGCCGGCAGCGCCGGGCCAGGGAAGGCCCTAAGCCTTGACACGCCGATCGCGACACCTGCGGGTTGGACGACGATGGGCGATCTCCAGGCGGGCGACCTCGTCTTCGCCGCCGACGGCACCCCGACCGAGGTGGTCGAGGCGTTCGATGTGATCCCGCACGCGGACGCCTACGCAGTCGAGTTCGACGACGGTTCGGTGATCGAGGCGTGCGCCGACCATCAGTGGGTGACGTTCGACGCGAGGGAACTCGTGATGCTGACCCGGCGCACCGATGACTGGCGCGCACACCGCCGTCTGAGACGCCCTTCGACGGCGGTCGCGAATCCCGTCAAGCCGTGGGTCTCGCCCATCGTGACGGCCCGGAACCGATCCGCAGCAAACCCATCCGTTATCGCGAAGAAGCCACCTCCGACCGGCACGGTCAGAAGCACGCGCGAGATCGCCGGGACGGTGGTCGGTCCGCGAGGGCGCAGGAACCACGCCATCCGGGTCGCCCGCGCCCTGGATCTCCCCGAGGTCGATCTTCCGATGGATCCCTACGTACTTGGGGTCTGGCTCGGGGACGGCAACACCTTGTCGGGAGTGGTGACGACGGCCGACCCGGAGGTTCTCGAGGAGTTGCGAGTCGCCGGATGGTCAAGCCGACCGGTGCCTTCGAGCAAGTACGCGCACCGCGTCGAGGGTCTCACTGCGGCACTGCGGGCGATCGGTCTGCTCGGGGACAAGCACGTGCCGATCGCCTACCTTCGCGCCTCGGCTTCGCAGCGGCTCGCGTTGCTTCAAGGGATGATGGACACGGACGGATACGCCGACCAGTACGGCCGCGTCGAGTTCGTCTCTACGCGGAAGCCTCTCGCAGATGCCGTTTACGAGCTCGCGTGCTCGCTCGGGCAGAAGCCGACGTTCCGTGAGGGCCGTTCGAGGCTCTACGGGCGCGACATTGGCCCGAAGTGGTCGGTTGCCTGGACACCCACGATCCCGTGCTTCCGGCTGCCTCGCAAGCTCGAACGGCAGAAGCCGACGATGCGGCGCACGAACCAGTTCCGCTACATCATCTGCTGCGAGCGGATCACGCCGCGGCCGATGCGCTGCGTCCGCGTCGCCCACCCGAGCCACCTCTTCCTCGCCGGACGGTCGATGATCCCGACGCACAACTCGGTCGGGCTCCTGATGGCGGCCTGTCAGTACGTCGATGTGCCCGGCTACCACGCCCTCCTTCTCCGTCCGTCGCTGACGGAGTTCGAGCAGCAGGGCGGCCTGATCGAGAAGAGCCACGAGTGGTTCGGGCAGGCCGGCGCGTTGTGGCACGGCGGACGGCGGGAGTGGAAGTTCCCGTCGGGGGCGTCGATCCGGTTCGGCTATCTC